CCTCTAAGTCTAAAATGTCCATACACAATTGTAATTGTGGCATGTAATGTTCGGGTACACTATCATCTATTGCTCGCATCATTGGACACTTTATTTCAACTAACTTACCTGATTCACTCACACCGTCCGGACTTCCGCCTAAAAACGAATAATTTGGGTGAGGACATAGTCCTAATTCATGAACAACTTCGTTATGTCTTTGTTCATAAAGTATACGTGCCTCGTCTTCGTATTTTTCACCATGCCTGGTTGCTTCATTACCTGTAAATACGGGTCCTTTACCGCATTTTTTTAGGAGAAGTTGGTGTGGTGTTTCATATTTATTAACACCTATAGCCGACGCAGCATCACTCGCTGTAAGCATACCCATTCGAAGGTCTAACCATTCTTGTGATTTTTGAGGCGCATACTCAAAATCTAACCATTTTTGTACATTTGGGTGCATATTATTAAGTTACTTACTCTGATAACTTTTAAGCCTTTTCTTCGTCACGTGCAACACGCAATCGTTCACGTAAAACACGTACTGTACCCATGCACGCAATGTTCCTATGTATACATTCATCGATAAGGTCTTGCTTTTTCATGTGTGATAATTTTGGTCTATTTATAACTTCTTTTTTTTCATAAACACCCATACGAGAAGTTAGGGTTCTTTTTACAGTAACTGTTTCGTCATCCGAAGATGAATTTAATTCAGAAACATTGTCTTTTAATTTGTTACACGTTGGTGATGATGGTGGCGAATCATCTAATCGATCGACCCAAAAAAGGATTTTTATACCAATAACTATACCCACTAAACCACCGGCAATAATTAAACAAGGTTTTAACATTTTATAGATAATATTATACCTTATTTTTTAAGTACCATTACATTGGTGGAGGTAAAGGTGGACCCGGTGGAGGCGGAGGGCATCCAATATATACAGAAGGACTCTTTGGTGGAGGACCCGGTGGTGGTGGTGGTGGGTAAAAAAACCTTTTAGCAGCGTGTTGTTCAGCTTGTTTTTTATTTTTAGCGTGCCCTCTACCCAAAAACATATTATTTACATACACGTCTATACAGAAAATACCATTTTCATGAGACACGACTCTATATTCAGGTAAATTAAAGTTGTTTGTTTGAGAATATCTCATAAGATGGTCTTTAAAATTGTCATCTACCATTATAGAATTCAAGTTAACATATTCCGGGTTAGTATATATATTCAATATGAACTGTTTTGCGTGAAGTAAACCGAGATCCATGTATATGGCACCAACAACTGATTCAAAAACATCTTCAAGAATCTTAGGATTCTTATTCCATTGATTACGCATACCCTTTTCATCCATTTGAACCCATTTATAAAGTTCAAGTTTAGTTGCAATATTTGCAAGTGTTTCACCTCTCACCAGTTTTGTACGAGCTTTTGTAAGAAACCCTTCTTGTTTATTCTCATACCTATCAAACAGGTATTTAGTTATAACAAATCCTAACACGGAATCACCAATAAACTCTAAAGTTTCGAACGATCCATCTAAATTTTCGTTTTCTTTTAACGCAGATTTATGTGTAAATGCTTTTTGGTACAAATCTATATTAGATATCTTTGTACCAACAAGGTTTTCTATAGACAACCTGTCTATAATCATGTTTTTATATTATATGTTTATATTTTTTAAGTTAGTTTTTGTGTGACTTAAGTTACTTTTTCTCACTTTCTACGCGGGTGTAATGTGGACTCAGATACTTTTGCAAATTCAAAAACGTGATTTGTACATCGTCTGGTGGTTTGAGAAGACTCTTAAGTTTATCGTCGAGCATGAGAAGACGTCCGTTATCCGGATGTTTCAAATTATTCTCGGTTACGTACTTGTTAATAGAACGAGTAACAGTGCTTCGAGACACAAGCTCTCCTTCTGGGAGATCCAAAAAACTACGAAGTTCTTCGGAGATGGCTTGTTTACGATTAAACCCATTGTTCAAGGCACGAGCGGCGGCCTTTTCACCATTTGGATCATCTTGTTTCGTCTTGATCTTTCTAACGATTTTAGAAAGTGATTTGATATCAGAACGCAAGGCAGTAATTTCTTCGAGGACAGTTTCAATGGACATTTTATATACTGTATATATTACATATATCTTTAAGTACGTTTCCTGTATACAATTATTGTACTAAAAATAACAAGTATTGTAGCGATTATAAGGGATGTCTTAAAAAAACCTCCCATATCAATTTCAACTGGGAAATTGAAATGACCGTACGAGTAAGGTTGTCTAGATTCAGTACCAATACATTGACCAGGGCACCCACCATCACAACACCCCGATTTACATGGTATTATGTACCCATTTTTACGAATACCACACCTTTGTTGTGCAAGTGGGTTAGATGTACCAACGTCAGCATAACATCTACACTCGCCAAATATCTCATCACATTTATTATTTTCGTGCTGACAGTCCATATTATTATATACACAATATAATAATGGTAACTAAGAAACCAGCTGTGAAGAATAAACCTTTGAAAAATGGAGATAATTTACCAACAAAGATTGTTAAAACGTTACCTAAAAATTACTATTATTTATTTAACGATTTTTCGAAAAAAATATTAGAGGATTGGGTAAAGAAAAAGGTATGTTTTGGTGATAAAACGCTTTATAAATACATTTCTGAATACTCGAGAGAAAACGTGAAAAAGTTCAGAGCTCGTGTACAAAAACTTTACCCAAACGAAACGTTCGAAGAAGCTGCAAAGGTACTCGTCACGGAATCGATACGTCCGTTATTACATGATATAATAGACGATTTAACGAAGTTTTTGAAACCAATGGGTGATTTGATCATTAGTGGTGGTGAAGCTGTAAATTTTCATTTAAATCAAAATGATAGAGTAATAACATCGGATATTGATACAAAATTTGTACCTAAAATGAAACCCGATGATAAGTATTTTGGTAAATTACAAGCCGTTAAACTTTTACTTTGGAATAAATTGGGTGAGATAGCACAACGTGATAATTATAAAATTATAGATACAGTTCTTAAAGAAACAGGTCAATATTTTACGAATAAAGATATTAACAATTATAACTTAGATGATGCGGCATACAGAACAAATTGGGCTTATAAAGTTGCAAAGTATATCGGTCTATCAGGCGCTACTAGTAAAGGGTCTAAGGGATACCACGTCACGCGAAGGTACTCGTTAATGCCTAAACGTAAAAACGTAAAAAATGCGTCTAATATACTCATAGATGTTGAATTATTCACATTAGATATGAAGTTTCGATTGGTTAATACGAAAACCGGTAAACTCGAAGATAAAAATTTTGGAGGTATTCTTGACATTGCATTTATGCGTCCAAAACAACTTGGTTATAACGTCGCAAAAGCAAATTTTAGAGGTGGTACTAACATGTCATTTACAAATCAAAATAGGAACTTTTCTTATATAAAAAAGTATAAATATCTTAGTATACCGACAAAGCATTATCTCATAGAAGACATATATACCATGCAAAAGATGGGTCTTAGACCGGGTAAAATCGAAAAGGATAGGAAACGCATGCTTGCATTGGGTAGATTGATGGTGAAAAAGAGGATTTTAAGTACAGATTCTATGGATACGATTGCGAAAAAGGTTGGTATCAAATTCGGTAAACCTGCTCACACATTCCGAAAATATACAAAAGTGGGACCAAGTGTAATGAAAAGGGCATCCGAAGTTAAACCAAAAAAGTACCATTTATCAACAACAACACCTTCTAAACCAAAATTGAGTAAAGATCTATTTTATGGATTAAAAGCAAACCATAATGAAATGAAAACACCACCGAACTATTTACGAACTCAATCTAATCATATTTTTAACCTCGAAAAAATGAAATGGAGACCTAACCCAAACCAAAACTATGTACGTAACGAAATGAATTTCAGGCCAACTAAACCAAAACCTTTACCATCGAGGATAAATAATGTACGAATGGAGGAAACATTATACGGATTCAAACCAACACGTGACCAATGGGTACCTAAACCAATTCTAGAAGGATCTGCAATGATACCATTTATTGGTTTAAAGAAATGAGACCAATGTAATATATAAATGATTTATAACACCCCAACTAAAGATGAAGATGGTATGTACCATGTTAAGGCAGTCAATGATGACAATAAAAGATGTTTCGTACAGCTCTCAAATGTCGTAGTATCAGATGTAGATGTAGACTCTGGTGAAGTATCATTTGATGTAACGAGTGAAGATAACCAGGCGAAGCTCGCGGCCATTCATGAGTCCAATACGAATGCCGCAGTGGAAAATAGTAAAGAGTGGTTCGGTAAACAGCTTTCGGATAAGA